CGCAGCTCTCGACCCTGCATCTGTTGCGCCGTCGAAGCCGGACACCCAGGTACCCAGTCCACCTTCATTGAATATGCGACCTCTTAGCTGACCAGCAATTCTCCAGAATCCGCGTGCTGAGTACCCGATACGTACATCGACAGTGTGGCTGAAGCCGCCGTTCACGGCCAGTGCCGTGCCGATATAACCATTGCTGTCTGTCCCGAAGCAGCCACGGATACTACCTGTTAAGTGGTTGTGGTCGCCTTCGATTAAGACACCAGACCCTGGTAGGTTATCCGCAATCGTCGGGCTACGTACGTGCTGGACGTTCACGGTGTTGAACTGTCCGCCGAGGTAGATGGCCCAGCTAGCGTAGTCTTTATTAGTCGTCTTCTCAGACTGTAAGCTATGGATGGTTCCGAAGTCACTTACCTTGCTACTATTGGTGCTACTCTCAATGATAACAGCTGGGGGGTACGTACTCATACTATGTAGCGGAACAGGGAGATGCTGGCTGTTCTGATGCACATCCAGCCTAGACCCTAAGACGTAGCTACTTTTCTTGAACCACACAGCTATCAGACAGCTCTCAACAATCATCAGGCCGTACTGGATTCGGTCACTAGCAGCGCGTGCTTCGGGACCGAACACGGCTCCGTAGCCGTTGTAGTTGCCGTAACTGTGGAAAAGCTCAAGGCTTATAGACCGCCAGGATCTGAAGTTGGCGACTCGTTCATCCGGAGCCCAGAACGAACGTACATCATCTGTAGATATATACCCATCACCGGCTCCAACAATTTCGATGTCTTCGAGGTAGTAGTCCTGACTCTCGCAGTGCCAGCAATCGTTGCCACAGAACTGGATACGAATCTTCCGATGCGTTCCTATATGTGCCCAACCTCGGTCAGGGTCAGCAGCCTGATAAAGTGCTCGATTAGTGCCCCAGTCAAGCGTCACCAGCCCGACGCTAGGTATGTAAATAATTTTCAACGATTCAATGATCAAATTGGCACCGGCTAATAACAGCCCGCAGCCAACGTCTTTTGCTGGAGTTCCTGAGTATTTTGATTTGTTGCCGTGAATGGTTAGATTTCTGACCCCAGCGCTGAAACATCCTGGCACTACCTGGCTGGCGCTGTCAGTTTTATAGGTCAGATAACCCTGCCCCATAATCACTGCATTACCAGTCCAGTCGTCCGGCGCTTTAATCATTGTAGTTTCGAGCGTTACACCCTCAATAACGACTCGTGGCCTCAGTAGCAGGTTAGCAGCACGGTAAGTTTTAGCCTTGAGCTTAACAATGCCGCCACCTTGTGCGTAGACGTAATCAATAGCCGCCTGTATTGCCGCTGTGTCATCGGTAAGGCCGTCTCCCTCAGCATCGAACTGCTCAGCCGTGACATTAACTGTTGCATCCTTGAGCGTCCCGACAGCTTCCATGCCAATCATTGAACTACCGGATGCGCCAGCCAGCATGGTCTTAAGCGCCGCATCTCCAATTCCCACCCACGCCCCAATCCCAACCCCGCCAGTTGACTCAGGATTCGATGCTGCTGGAACGTCTTTTGGCAAATCACCGGACCAGTAATACCAGCTTTTGCTATTCTCATCCCAGATAAAATCAGATCGAGAAGCCAGCGCTGCACCAGCGGAAAACGTATTGGAACCGTCAATGAAACCAGTCAGTTTTTCATTAACTTCATCTACTGAAGGCACATCAAGGTTGGCTCGCGCCTGGGATGCGTTAGTAAGTTCTGAAAGGTTGTTTTTGGCTCGAAGGAAATGAGTTACCGCAAGTTTCTGGTCAGTGCTGTTCTGGTTAATCAGAAGTTGTGCGGTGTCTACTGTGTCTGTTGCTGCTGGTAAATCGGTTAATTTAACTTTCTGCTCGGCCATTTATGCAGTCCTGTACCATCCGGCAAGTTTAACGTATTGGTTAGTTACGGAGAATTGAGCGCCGTCGCCTGTGCTTCCGGTATCACCCTTCACAGGGTGGTCATGAGCACCAATGGCAACGGTATGGGCATGCTGATAACTAGATGTGCTTGTAGATTGAGAAGAGCTGATGTCGTCGCTGCTTCCGTCCTGAGAACCACCTGTCCATTTGCCAACGCTCTTCAATGGAACGGTGTGGCCATGAGTATCCTGGCTTGTGTTTTTTGTCCCGTAGTCAAACTGACCGGTTCGTAAATCTACCGGATGGGAATGAGGTGGAAGATTGGAGTTCGTTAGAGTTACAGAATCGCTGCCACCCTGTTGGAGAACATCACTTCCAGTGCTATTGGCGAGGCGAATTGTCTTACCTGCGCCTGGAATTCTTGCCCACGTAGAGTCCTGCCAGATCGAATTGGGGTTAACGTCGTTTGCGAACCACTCGACCTTTCCAATCGGATAACGCATGTTGAATAAGGCTGAGGCAAGGGCGTCAAGAGTGATTGACCGGTCATTGCCGTTCTGATTGATGTGCATCAGGTCTGTTGATTCAGTATCTGATGCTGAGGGCAAATCAGTAAGGTACTTGAGAATAATATCAGCCATTAAGCCCCCTCAAGCGCTGTTACGCGAGCCTTTAGATCTGTTATTTGCGCGTACAGATCGTTAAGCAGTGTATTGAGGTGATTTGCGGCGAGCTTACTTCCTGCTGAGATAGAACCATCTGGCATACGAACGGGAGGAGCAAAACCGCTCGCGAGGATTTCATCAGGTACTGGTTCTTTATTTTGTTGACCATCCACATAGGTGACGTCAGTTGCTGCAAAAGAGGTGATAGCCATTTAATTTCTCACTTAGGCATAGCGCCACAAAGCATCGTCCCGGTGACGCCATAGTCCCGGGAGAAGATAAGAAGATAATCGTCGTCATCAACGCCGAGATATGAGCCGTTTACTTCTAGTACGCCTGACACCGAGCCAGCCGCGTCAAGATATGAGCCAGCGATGAATACAGAACCACGGTTCAGTCCTAGAGCGGTGTCGGTATCTACCTGCATCGCGGTATTTGCACCGACCTGTAGCGCCTGACCTGAGTTTGTGTCTATCCCTGCAAGGGAAAAGCCGTTTAACCCATAATCGTGAGTTGAATAGGCCATGACGCCAGCAACAGAGGCGCGGTCGATGATGGCGTTGATATTGGTAGGCACATAAGGGCCGGTTGCGTGAACGCTGAATGCAGCAGGATAAAGCTCAACAATCTCGACATCAGCGCTTGATGTAGTGGTTGCCGTTACCACCATGACGTTATCTGGCGTTCCGCTAAAGGCTGTAGCCAGTTTCGCCTGCATGATTGCCCGGCGATAATCATCGTCAGACATTCCATCCCGGCCGACATCAACGTACTGACCAAATCTTTCCAGTTCTATGCCGTGCGCGTTGTATATGCTTTGCGTCAGGTAGATGTATTTGGCGCGCGCTTCTATTTCAGGGTGAAGTACACCAACAGCGGCAAAGAGATCGGGAACCTTTCCGCCCTTTTTAAGCCAGTCAGTAGGCCTCTGTCGTATCAGTGCGAGGAAATCGATATCAATCCATTCATCAGACACCTGTAACCTCCACATTGGCAGCGGAGAACGAAGCAAAGGAGTTTTCAGCGACTGAGATGTTGCTTTCGGCAACCGTGGTGCCGTCAGTGCTGACCGTAATTGTCATTTTCCCGATGCCGGTAGTATTGGCGTAGATGTAGCCATAAATGCGCTGAGTAATAACGTCATCACCCAAACCAAGGGTCGCACCGTAAGCCACGACGCCTTGCTTGATAGCGTCTACAACAGCCGCAGGTAATGGCTCCTCAGTATCCAGAAGGACAACGTCAACTTTGACGTAGATATTCACTTCTGTTGGGCGTGAGAAGTTAACCAGGTGGGGTCTTTCGTACCGGTCATACACAGTGATCGCAATCGAGCCGTATGTTGCTATACCTGCCCCTTTGTACTTCCAGATAGCGTCCGCGATGTCCTGCTCAAGCCCTCCAGAAACGATGGTGTGAATGGCTTTTGGTGGAATGCTGTCAACGGTCGCCATGGTGTCGTTTTCGATGACTTTTGCGAGGGTGACACCGCTTACTTCTGTAATGAGCCGCGTTTCAATCGCTGGAATGGTTGCCGCGCCGCCAGATGATGAGCGACTATGGTATAACCGTTGCCGATAATCTGTGTCTGATTCGCGATCTGAACCGGTAGCGCCCTGAACCAGGTTATTAACTCCAGTCCATCCAGTGATAGCACTCACAGGATTGTTGAGCCCGCCGACAGGTACGACTACCGGACCAGCCTCGGTCGCTTCGAAAATTGCCGGGGAACCAATCAACTGCCATGCCAGACCAGCACTTAGCGAAACTGCGTAACCTTCAATCAAGTTTTCAGAGGTCAGCCGGATAACTGAGCCATTCGCTGTTGCAGAGTACTGGCTGGTTGAGTCCACTACCTCCGCAAGACCGGTTGCGATTGTGTTTACTGTGTCACCCGTGACTTTGGTGTAGGTATGGTCAACGCCTGCAATCCGTACGGTGTAGATTGTCTGCGTGTTGTTAGATACCCTCACCTCGCCATCCAGAAGCGTTGAGCGCGAGATTGTGTAGTCTGCCGTTAGTCGGAACTGATAATTACCGAAAGATGCAAGAGAGCCGGCAGGAACAAGGCGTGATTCAGAGCCATAAATAACGGCGTTTACTTTTGTTGTGGTTTTACCATGACGCGTAATCCCACCCATCCAGTCACCAAGGGCATCAAGCGCGAACCCTTCAGCCGAAGCCAGAAACCGACTGGCCCATAGCTCTTCCTCTGTTTCAAAATGAATTGCGT